CTTCGTACTTATAGCGACCGGCCGCTCCACGATTGGTCGTCGCATGGTGCCGACGCCGCGCGCTATTGGGCCTTGGCGAATGTGCGCAACGCTGGTAGCGCCCGGCCGTTGAAGTATCCCGACCTTGCCGTGGTTTAAGGATGTTGCGTGGCCGTGGTTTAGAGATGTTGCCAGGCGAGCTTTACTTGAGCGAATGAAAGGGAAAGACATGAGTGATTTTGGTAGATTGCAGGAGATAGCGCGTGCCGCCGGTGTGCAGGTCAATGCTCCCGTAAATACTATCCCACCCCAGGTCTCGCCGGAGACCGTTGCGGTCGGCGCGGCGCTCAACTGCACGACTGGCGATTGGGACAACCAGCCGGACAGCTACACCTATCAATGGATGCGGTCGGCTGCCCCGGTCTCGACCGGGACCGCTGCCGACTACACGACCGTGGCCGAGGATGCCGGACATTCTCTCAGTTGTACGGTGACGGCGACCAACACCGTTGGCCCGGCTTCCAGCTCATCTAATGCCGCTGCCGTGACGGCAACGGCCGCTGCATCCGCGGCGGCGCCAGCCACGCCAGCGTCGACACCGTCGTCGGCGCCAGCCACGCCAGCGTCGTCGAGCACGTCGTCGAGCGACACGCGGCGCAAATGAGCATCGCTGATGCGGTTCGGGCGCGCGAGCTCGAAGCCAGGGTCGCGCTCCTTGAGGAGCGCATCGCAAAACTCGAAGAACAAGGGACGATTGGCTACCTAACCCAGCGCGTCAACCTGATGCAGGGTCATATCAACCAACTGCGCCGCGCTGCCGGAGAGCTAAAAACTACCGATGCCGCTTGATAGTCTGTTTCCGAGCGTCTCAGGCGATTCAGAAGCCTACCTAAAGTCGTCGCAGATTGCGCGGCGCGATCCGAAATCGCTGATGCGGAATGATGAACTGCAGGACATCATCCGGCGTGAGTTGAATCAGGCGATCGGTGCCGAGAATGGCAAGCTGTCAAATGAGCGACAAGCCCTGATGCAGGCTTACCAGGGGGCTGAGTTCGCCGATCCGCCGCCTGGTCAGAATAGATCAAGAGTAGTGATGCTGACGGTACTTGAGACGGTCGAGTGGGTATTGCCGGCATTGCTGCGCATTTTCACCGCATCGGACAGGATCGCCGAGCTAGCTCCGATCCGTACATCAATGACCCCGCCGCCAATGTTACCGGGTCAGCCGGCGCCACTCGATCCCGAAGAAGCTGCCCGTCAAGCGACGCTCTATGTAAATCACGTTTTCAACACTGATAACGAAGGCTTTCTAATCCTTCACGATTGGTTCAAGGATGGGCTCTTACAAAAGCTCGGGTGGATAAAACGATGGTGGTCAGAGGAGCAGATCAGAGAAACCAACTCTTTTACCGGGCTGACTGCTGACGAGTACGCCGCCAAAATTCGCGATTTATCCGACCCTAATTCAAGTGCAGGGGTCGAGATCCTTGAGGAGCGCTCCTACCCCGCGCCAACCATTTCAGGGATGGGCGAGGATGCGCCGCAGCCGTTGCCCGGCGCTTTGGGGGCGCAACCATTGGGTGCGCCGCAATTGCTTTACGACTGCAAGCTGCGGGTCACCCGCAAGCAAGGCCGCATCAAGATCGCCAATGTGCCTCCAGAGGAAATCCTGTTTTCTCGCCGCAGCACCCGCGACAACATTCCGTTTCTGTGTCATCGCCAACCGACGACGCGCACCGCGCTGTTACAACAGGGTTACGACGCCGCCTGCCTTGATAGCGTCAGTTGGACCGATAGTGAGGATTACAACCCGGAACGGTTGCAACGTTTTCTGCCAGATGACGACATGCCCTATACCAATGATCGCACCGATCCGCCGATGCGAATGTATTGGGTCGAAGAAAATTACATCCAAGCAGATTACGACGGAGATGGTCTCGCCGAGCTCCTCAAAGTTGTGACGGTCGACCGATCGGCGGTAATCCTGACAAAAAAAGGAAAGCCTGATATCGAGGAAGTCGACGAAGTGCCGTTCGACTTTTTGTGCCCGGTGCCGATGCCGCACAAGCTTGTCGGGATGGCGGTAGCTGACCTTGTTATGGACCTTCAGCGGATCAAGTCAACTTTGATCCGCCAAATGCTCGACAATATTTACCTAACCAACAATCCTCGGCATCTGGTAGTTGAGAGTGCGGCGACCGATGAAACCTACGACGATCTACTGACTTCTAAGCCGGGTGGCATTGTACGCGCCCGCAGCGTCGATGGCGTGCAACCGCTGATAACGCCTTTTGTCGCTGAGAAAGCTCAGGGACTCGTCGAGTACATGGATCAGACCGCCGAAGTGCGTACCGGCATTTCTCGGCATAACCAAGGTTTGGACCCTGACGATCTGAACAAGACGGCGACCGGCGTCAATCTGATCCAACAAGCGGCCGCACAGCGTGTCGAGTTGATCGCGAGGATCTTTGCCTTCTCGGTGCAGAAGGCGGTGCGGGGAGTTCTCGGCCTGATAAAGAAGCATGCTCAGCAAGAGCGCATCATCCGGGTTTCGGGCGCCCCGCTGCAGACCGATCCGGCGCAGTGGAAACACGATATGACCGTGACGGTCAATGTCGGGCTCGGTACCGGCAATCGGGATCAAATTCTCAGCCACCTGATGGCGCTGTTAAATGTGCAGCAACAGATTGTGGGGGCTCAGGGTGGGCTCGGCGGCCCGCTAGTTTACGGTAAGAATGTTTACGATGTTGTAACCAAGATGACCGAGAACGCCGGCTTCAAAAGCAATTTTGCGATCACCGATCCGACCGTACCGCCGCCACCATCGGTAACCGGGCCACCACAGCCGCCTAAGCCCGACCCGCAGGCCGCGGCAGCCCAGCAGATGGCGCAGGTTGAGATTCAGGTCCAGCAGCAAAAGGCGCAGAACGACGCGCAGCTGAACGAGCAGAAAGCGCAACATCAGCAGCAGCTCTCAAATCAAAAAGCGCAGCAAGAGATGGCGATCGCTGCTCAGCAGGCACAACATCAACAGCAACTCGACACCCAGAAGTTGCAACAGCAGTTTGCCCTTGAGCAGACCAAGGCGCAGAACGATCTTGAGATCGAAAGATTGCGCGCGCAGAACGACATGATAATCGAGAGGATGAAGGCCGAAAACGCGCATGCGCTCGCGGTCCATCAGGCGAGCTTACACGCACAGAACCCGGCGAGTCAGAGAGCCACATGAGTCTCTGGGATGATACATTTCCAGGCCTACTTACCGGCGGAGTGGCTGCGGCGTATGGCAGCCAGGACGGTGCGATGTGATGCGCTGGCTGTGGCAGGCGAACCCGCCTGTCGTCCCCGAACTCTACGATCCGAACAATGAACCTGCACCCCTTGGTGATGTCCATCGGCGTGGCGAGGCTGCACACCGGTTGTTGAACGATCCCACTCTCGCCGAGGTATTCAAGGAGCTTCGCGAGGACCTCTATGCCGAGTGGATGGCAACCGAACCGCAGCAAGCGGAGCGCCGTACGGAGCTCTACTTTGAGGCGCACGCGCTTGATCGGGTCACCCGCAAACTGATCGCTTATCGCGCTGCAGCACGCATGCGTCAGGACGCTGCTGCTTAACTGAGGTTCCATCATGGCTGAGTTACTCAACGGCGCCGCCGATCCCGGCGGCAGCCCGCCTCCTCCTGCGCCCCTAATTAATGGCGCCGGTAATGGTGCCCCGGCACCCTCCGAAAGGACCTATACCGTCACCGATACGCGCTCGGCCGGCGAGGCGATCGCCGGTCTGCTGTTCGCTGACGATACGCCCACACCGCCGGCGCCTCCTGCCGGCGACAAGCCATCTGGCGGTGAAAAGCCGCCTGATCCCGGAGCCGATGAGCGGCCCACCGAGACCCCCCCGGAACCCCCGGGGACTGACGACAACGGCCCAGCCGAACAGCCGCCACCCGCGGCTGCCATCGAGCCGCCCACGTCGTGGAGCACCGACGAAAAGCAGGCATTCAAAGAACTCCCACCCGCCCTTCAGCAGACTGTTGCCCGGCGAGAGAGCCAGCGTGAAGCCGCGCTTACCCAACGCAGCCAGGAGGCCGCCGACGCGCGCCGTGCCTATGCCGGTGAGCGTCAAGCGGCTGTGGTCCAACGTGCCGAATATCTAGCAAGTCTACAAAAGATGATGGTGTTGGCCGCCCCCGAGGCGGCGGCGCTTCAAAACGTCGACATGGTTGCGGTTCAAGCACAAAGCCCCGCCGAATACACCCGGCTACTGGCGATGCGCGAAAGCCTCAAATCCCGTCTTGCCACCATCGAAACCGAGTTCGCACAGGCGCAGCAACAATATGCGGCTCAGTTAGCCGCTGCCCAACAGCAGCAGCTAGCCGAGTTAGTAGAAAAAGAGAGCCAGGCACTTTTCGAGAAGGCACCTGACTTTAACGATCCCGCAAAAAAAGAGCAGCTCCAAAGAGACCTGGGAATCTATTTGCGGGATATTGGTGGGTTTACGCGGCAGGAGATAGAAGCTTCTTATGATCACCGGCTAGTTATCCTTGCCAACAAGGCGATGCTTTACGATCGCCAACTCGCCAACGCTGCGTCAGCTGACGCCAAGCGAAACAATGTTGCGCCCGCGGTCCGTCCTCCCGGTACCAACCAGGACAACGACCGTGGGCCGCAATCTCGGTTAGACCGTGAAGTTCGGCGCTTTGGTCGCACGAACAGTGTGCGCGACGCCGGTTCGCTCATAGCCGAAATTCTCTAATCCACCGCTCGCGCCGGGATGGAGTAACCATCAATGGCTTTCCTTACCAACACGTTTACAACCTACAGCGCTATCGGTCTGAGAGAAGATCTTAGCGACATCATCTACAATATCTCGCCTACAGAAACGCCCTTCATGACAGCTATCGCGCGTGAAAAAGCCACGGCGGTCTATCATGAATGGCAAACCGACGCGTTGGAGGCAGTAAATACCGCCAATGCGCAAATCCAAGGTGACGACATCTCGGCTTTCGATGCCGTGGTGCCGACAGTTCGCCTTGGCAATTACACCCAGATTAGCCGCAAGACAGTCATCATTTCGATGACCGAGGAAGCGACCGATAAAGCTGGGCGCAAATCCGAGCGTGGTTATCAGATTGCCAAGAAAGGGAAGTCGCTCAAACGCGATATCGAGGGCATTCTGTTGAGCAACCAGGCTCGCACGGCCGGCGCGGTGGGTGCCACGGCGGCGAGGGCTGCTTCTGTGCTGGCTTGGATTAAAACCAACGTCGCCAACGTCGTTGCCGGCGGGTCAAATCCTGCGGGCGACGGTACTAATACGCGTACCGATGGTACCACGCCGGTCGCCTTTACCGAGGGGATGCTGCAAACCGCCTTGGCCTCGATATGGACCAACAGCGGTGACGAGCCCGATTTTGTCCTGGTCAACAGTAACCAAAAAAGGGCCATTACTGGCTTTACCGGTAATAATACTCGATACGTCAACGCCGAAGAGGAAAAGCTGGTAAATAGTATCGATGTGTACGTCTACGATTTTGGCAGTGTCGAGGTCAAAGCTGACCGCTTTATGCGGCAGCGTGATGCCCTGATCATCAACAGTGACTTGTGGGCTCTTGCGTGGTTGCGGCCGATCAATCTTGTCGATTTGGCCAAGACCGGCGACAACGAAAAGGCAATGATCGTCGGCGAGTATACGCTGACTTCACGTAATGAGGCCGGCTCAGGTCTTGTTGCTGATCTGGTCTAATCTCCTAACTGGGTGGCTCGTTCTCGCTGGACGGGCCACCGTTTCACGTGAAACGGATAGCTCATGCCTGATCTAAGTGACGGCAGTTGGTCGGAGATTGATTCCAACAACAACAGCCCTCCGCCAAATGGTTGGCCGGAAGGCATGTTGCCGAGCGGTGTCAATGATGCCGCGCGCGCCGATCGGGGCGCGCTCAAGCGCTTCTGGAACCGGGCGAACCCGCTGCAGCTGATTACCCCCGCGGCGGGTGCGTTATGGAGATTTGTAACCGATAACCCTAGTTATCCTACTGGTTATACTGACGGCGAACTCTATTGTTTTCGGCCGAATGCAGCCGGAATAGGCAACGATCAGTTCCAGGTCAACGCGCTACCCCCCAAACCGGTGTTGAATCACGCCACATTTGGCGGAGGCGGCTGGCGACCGACCATCGCCCATGAATTCCGAGACCATGTGGCGCTGGCCTATGACGCTTCGCTGAATGGCGGGACCGGTGCGTTTGCCCTCCTCAATCCGTTTATCCCGATTTCGGGTGATGGAGTGGGTGGTCTCAACGTGCCAACCGGTAATCTCACCGTAAGCGGCAATGCCGCAATCGCGGGAAATCTGACAGTCAGCGGTACGCTCACCGGGTCGGGCGGTATTAATGTGCCGGGCGACCTCACCGTACCGGGCAACCTCACCGTGAGTGGCAATGCCACAACAACCGGAAATCAGACAATCGGCGGCAATGTCACTACCAGTGACATAACGGCGCACACGATCACCGCCAATGGCGGGGTGCAAGTCAATGCCGGTGGGCTCTATGTTGTCGGCGGCGGCGCCAATATCACCGGCGCTGTGGTCCTGCCGAGTGGGGACCTCACCGTGACTACCGGCAACATAACGGCGCACACGATCACCGCCAATGGCGGGGTGCAGGTCAATGCCGGTGGGCTCTACGTTGTCAGCGGCGGCTCCAATATCACCGGCGGTCTGACCCTGCCGACCGGGGACCTCACCGTGACGACGGGCAACACTGACCTCGCCGGCACGCTGCATGTCGGCAACAGTGTCTCACTCGGTACCACCGATTGCCGTGGCAATCTGCACGTCGCCGGCAATGTGACAATTGACGGCACACTTAACGGACACCCGGCGATGGCTATGTTTGATCAACTCAACGAGCTGACTGCGCGAGTGAAAGCGTTGGAGGAACAATTGCGATGAAAACAGGAGGGTGATGGGATGGCACAATCGAAAAACTGGATTGCCGGCGCGATCAAAAAGCCCGGCGCTCTGCACAAGGAACTGGGGGTGCCCCAGGGTAAGAAGATCCCGGCCAAAAAACTCGCCGCTGCAGCCGCCAAAGGCGGCAAGCTCGGGCAACGCGCGAGGTTAGCGCAAACCTTGAAGAAATTCTGAATCGATGGGCGATTGGCGGTTTCTGTCGCGTGACCCGCTCTCGGGTGCGGTAGAGAG